TTAGCACCACCATCAATTAGCTCAAGAGAACCTCCTACACTTATAGGGGCTGACTTGATTAAGTAATAATTTGTTGATGATCTAATAATGTAAACATCTACATTGATTGCAGCTGCTGCTATGTTAGTGCACCTAATACCTATGACTGTATCATAACTATCTGCTTGTGCTAAAATATCTACGCCACTTGTGCCTGTATTTCTAGTTAATTGATTTCTAAAATTCTGTGCCATTTATAATCTCCTATTTATACTCATACTATAATGCCACCGACATTGCAATTACAAAGCCTGCTGATGCACCTTCTTCTGGTTTATCTACAAATGTTAACGATCCAGAACCGTCTGTTTGTAAAATTTGAGTAGCACTTCCATCTGAGGTTGGAAACGCATATGCTGCATTAATATTGAGTGTTCCTACAGTTTGAACACCAGCAGCAGTTGTTGAAAATTTATTTACATTATTATGATAAAGTGTAACTTCACCATCTGGTTGTCCATACAACATATTTTCACCAGTATTTGATTGAAGTCTAACATAAGAATTTGATCTTAATAATAAATCTCCTGTGCCAGTATCTTCAACAATAGAATTACTACCATCATGGTAAATTTCTAAATCATTACCTGTTCCTAATTGTATTTTTTCATTATCTGCAAAATTAGTATTATCACTTGCATCTTTAATTACGGCTTTTGATGCTGGGAGAGTACAAAATACATCTTTTGTTCCTGCAGAAAAGTCAACAGCACTATCGCTATTAGAACTAGATATAATCGTGGTACGAGAAAGCGTGTCCGGGGAAGCATCAGTTATAGTACCTAAACCAATTTCAAATTCAGCAGTAAGCCTATTAACAATTGCGTAATAGGTAGTATTACTATTACCTATACCTGAAACAAATGTTTCAAAATTTGTTTGAGCACCACCTAAATTAATCGTACCCGTACCTGTTGTGGTAGTAGTTTCTTTAACTCTATCGTTTATAACTAAGGCCATAAACTATGTTATGCTATTCTTAATATAGCTGTTGACGCTCCTGCTGCAGGAAATTGAATTGTAAAATCTCCATTAGTAGCAGTTTTGGTTCCTCCAAAATCTAGAACAACAACTAATTTATCTGAGTTTGTATCGTTGTAAATAATAGCACCTACTGCTGATAATGTTACAGATGAAAAAACTTCGTCTGCAAAATCAACGTAAGCTACATTACTTGCAACAGCAACAGCTTGACTATCTAAAGCTTGACCAGTAGCAGTATAATTTGTACCTGAAGAAGAAACTTCATTAGTAGCTGAATATGCAGTGCTTGCTGTGGAAAAACCTGAGATATCTGTGTATAAAGCTATTTTAAAACTATTGCCTCCGTTAGCAAAATTATGTGTTCCAGATAAGAGTTCTGATTTGAACGGATCTGGTATTATGTTAGCCATTTATTATCTCCTTTTATTTCATTTTTGGTTGTGGTGATTGTATATCTAGACGAATTGCACCACTTGTGTATTCATCCCTGCGTCTACGACCTTGTTGTTCAGCTGCAAACGTTTGAAGGCCTTCTTGATAAGTACCTTCATATAGTTGTAGCATATTATCAGGACCTTTCAAGTACTTTAGAGTTTCTACCATACAACCATTGATAAGTAAATCCTGAAAATTATTAGATACATAAGTAGTAGTAGAATCAGATAATGTGATTGTATCAGGCTGTTTTATATAAGCTAGAGTTACCACATAAGCTAAATTTGGAGTTGGAGCTATTACCCAATTATCTGAATCCCAATGAGCATAATATTTAGGAATACCATAATCATTTGAATTATCTGGATCTGGAAAATACTCAGCTAAAAAAGAAGAATCTACTTGTTCTAAGAAAAATTGATCAGAAGTTGTAGGATTTGTTAACTGAACATATCTAATGATTCTAGTATCGTTTGGAATAGTTACATATCTATTACCCACTGTTAAATCTGAAGTAGCATAAAATTTAGTATCATCAGAATCTACTGATCTAAAAATTCTATTTTCTACATTTTTAATAATAACATTTAAAACTGTATCAGTTAAAACATTACTATCTGTTTCTGAGTAATTTCTAATGTTTGTTTTTAATTCGCTAAGAGTCATTGTCATGCTGTGATTGTTACCGGACCTGCTGATGCATTTCCGCCTCCTCCTTTTAAATTTCCTGTTGTTGCTGTGTCTGTATCTACACTAAAAGTATAACTATCATCATCTACTTTAGTTATATCATACCCTTCAGATTTATTAATGTTATTTGCAGAAATTCCATCAAAACTTAAAGAGTTTCTAAAACAAACTATATCACCGGAAGATCTTCCATGAGTAAATTCTGTAACTGTTATAATTGAAGAACTTGCACTACCTGTTTTAAATGAATTGATATTTAATAGAACAGGAACAGGGTTTTCTACTCTATCTGGTCTTGAATCTAATAATCCTTGAGGATCTGCTGCATGTACTCTTGGTTCAAGTTGTGGTTGTTTTGATTCATACTCTGATTTATGAACTAAAGCACCATTCCATTCTTTTAACATTTCTCTATAGGGAAAAGCCATACCACTTCTATCTGATATAGTTTTAGCATATTTACCTCTTGCAAAATTTCCCATAACTACCTAAAACTGTTCCTTGGACTAATATAAAGACTAGTAGATGTAACATCTTCATTTAATGCTCTTTGTAATTCTTCTTCATATAATGGTTTTAAAATTTGAATTCTATCTTGAGCTATTTTCATACTTAAATAATAAGCAAGACCAGAAATCATAGAAGGTATAAAACGAAAAACAATATCAGTTTCATTTGTGTATGAAGTACCTACATCTTGTATTCTTTTTAAGTAATAAAATTTTAATTCATAACTTGATCCGGAAAAAGAACTACTTGGGGTTTGATATAAATATATACTAGGAGAGGTTGTTCTTTCTACATAGTATTGACTTGGTGTTCCTTTAGATAATTTAGTAGCTAAAGCGGAATAACTTGATCTATCTATTTTAGCTAAAGAAGTATCAACAGGTGCTGTCGTAGTAGAATTATCTCTTACAAAAGCTTCTAAAACTTCATTAATCCCTGTAGGAAAATTTGTACTATCTGTAGTTGCATTATATTCAGCTTGTCCTTCTACTAAAGGAACTGTAGCTTGATCTACCTTCCATAAATGAAGTCCTCTATTACCCCATTCTGCAAATAAAATATTTAAAGAACGTCTAGCACTTTTTAAACCATAACCTGTTCTCATTGTGACACCACATCGTTCATACGCTTCTTGAATTATTTCATCAATATCAAGGTCAAATGTAGTTGTGCCTGATGTAGCCATTGTAAATCTTAAGCTCCTGTAATAGTTAAAGTAACGCTTCCGTCTGTTCCACTTGTTTGAGTAAGTGTAGCAATAAGTCCTTCTTTAAATAAAATACCTGAACCTGGTATATAAACTTCTAATCCTTCAGTTTCATACCTGTAAATAGCTTTTAAATTTCCTGCTCCTGCAGCCTCTGCTGTTGCCGCATCATGTAAAGATAAAACTGAACCTGCTTCTCCTCTTCCTTGAATAGATGTAACTCTAGTTCTACCTACTCTTAATGCAGAAGCTGAACCTGTAGTTTTATTAAGTGTTGTTTGATCACTTGTAAATGAACTTCCACCTGACATTATAAACCTCCTTGTGTTGGGGAGCCTAAACTCCCCGTTAAAATTAAGATGATGCTATTGTAGCACCAGTATCGCTTCTTTTCCAATTAGATCCATCATAAAAAGCTAGGATTGCTGAACCTGCAGCTCCGTTTGAAAAATACGCAATTTGACCTTCCACACCATCAGGTGCGGTAGCCACTGTATATACGTTAAGACCGATAACACTTAATGTGTTTACTGGTCCTGAAAAAGTTGTTGTTGACATATTAATATTCTCCGTAGTAAATATACACAGTCTCTACGAGTGTCTGCTAGGCCAGTCTGTATAGTGTTTATAAATCCTAGTAGAAAAAGTATATATATTATTTTCAATAGAGCAAGGT